CTATTTTACATTGCCCCACACTTCTGTGGTCTGGCCATTTTTACGAACCTTAATCGGCATCCAACGACGAATACCTGTGCTTGCAGAAATCCAACTAATCCATACGAATCCGTTATAATCAACACGGACACGGTCATAAGTCACTGACTCGCCCTTGTAGTACATGCCTTGTGTACGACCGTTTAAGTTCGGCTCATTGCGGAAATAGATGTCTTCTGTGGCGGTAAACACACCCGTTTCCGCATATTCACGAGCACCAGTGTTAACACTAGCCGTTCTAGGTTGGGCAGTCACTACTTTAGGGGCTGGCTGTGGTGCTACTACTGCTTTGCCTTGCAATTGCAATAGATAAGCCTGTACTTTACCTTTAAAACCTTCCCAGTTGCCATTATCCAAGATGCGGTGCGGGCAATATTTGCCAGACCAATCTTGATGCTTGCGGATGCGGGCAACGCCCCAACCCAACCGATGCAAGATAATCGCTGCTAATTTAGCTCCGTTATCCTCAGCTTTTGCATATTTTGGATTGCCAGGGGTCAAGCTGTGGCAAATTTCAATACCGATAGAGGTCAAATTACCTGGGCCAAGACCATCACCGCAATGCCAGGCATTACGATTGTGGGCAATCGCCTGAATAGCCTGCACATCATCCACCGCCCAATGATAAGATACTTCGTTCCAGTTGCCGTTCATATAACTAATTTCCGCTAAAGCAGACGCATTGTTTGCGGTATTGTGGATGGTCAACCATTGAGGGACCATAGCGTTTGGACACTTAATACCATACTTAGCAGCAGGTACAGGCATTTGAATCATTTTAAGACCTAGATTACTCATATTCTCCTCCTTTACCATCTAAATCATCCGTTTTCGGAAATTCGTGGTCAGCGATATTTTTTTGATAGAGTTCGTCGTTGAACTCGATTACTTCGTCAAATTGCATGATTAGTCCTCCTTTTCAAAATTAAATGCAATATTCCCCTCACCCAAATCTGCTTTCATTTTTTCAGGCTGGATAGTCCCAGTAGAAATTTTGTTGGCATCAAGGGTTTTAGGTTCGCTTCTAACTAATTTTTCAAGCGCTAAAATCACATTAGCAAATATACTTGTATCCCCTTTTGCTTTACCGTAGTTTTCTACCAAGCTCTTAAATGTCAAAATAAGATACCCAACGTAAATTGTGTAAAGAAACGCCACGCCCGTCTGCTCAGGCAAAAGCACCGACATTGGAATTAAGACTGTCAGCAAGATAATGCCCATCATTTTACGGATAAGACCATTGATGCCAATTTTTGACTTGTACTCAATGCCAGGATTAATCATAGCAGCAAAGGTACCTGACAGAAAATCAACGATTTCCATGACCACAATTAAGCTAAGCAAAAAGAGGACAAGACCGTCCTCTGTTGCAATAAGTTCGCGTAGAAAATCAAACATCCCTGCAGGATGCGGTGGCATTTTAGATAACATCATAACCATGCTTTACGCCTCCGCTCCTGCTGTCGGGTCTGTCCAGTCTGGATTTCCGTTTTCATCAAACTGCATGATGTAGAACTCCTCATTGAAGAGATCAGCAACGTTGATTGTCGTTGTAGTTCCGCCCCACTGATTAAAGGCCCACACAGTTTCAACTTCTACGAATTGACGACGGCCGTTGACAATACCTGGTCGACGTTGGACATCACGGTACATATAGAAATCATTTGTCGCATTCTTACAGCGAATGAATTCCCCGTTTTCCTTCATGTACTGCAAGGCAGTCGCAAGGTCAAATGGTTCTGTAATAGTTGATAAGTCGAGTAAAGTATTGTTAGTAGTTTCAGTCATGATTATTCTCCTTCGATGATTTCTTCCGCTGGTTTAGTAGCTTCGTCCAGTTGCTTTGTTAACTCAGTAATTTCTGTCTGCAGACCTACGATGGTCTGTTGTGCTTCGGTTAATTGCACAGCGAGCAAGTTCTTCGTTGTCATTTCCTCGGACAATTTTGCCACAAGGTCGTTATTAGTCAAGCGTAGCGCTTGGTTAATTTGTTCTTGGTTCATTTAAATGTTTCCTCCTAAACTTTTGCTGGTAGAGTATAGCTATAACCCCTCTCTGTCGATTTATTGTTGTGTAATAGCTGTAAGTTGTCGATGATCAAATTTATGGTATCTCTCATGCTCGAGTATGTCGTAGCGTTTTTCCACAACCACAAATCCCCAACTTTTATCTTGGACGAAGCGCGGTGATCAGCATTAAATGCATCGATGTCTAATTTCCCAGGCAAGGTATTGATATTCCATCCATCCGCTGCTTCAAACGCTGAGCTTGCCAATCTGACCGTATCTCCAACCACGTCGATTTGGTCAATATTTGGACCGTTCCAAGCCCTAATTCCGACAAATCCGCCATCATTCGAGGACTCGGAATTCCAACGGTTGGAGCCAATCACGGTCACACCTGCGTTGCCCTTACCAGTAACCGTACCAGTTGCGAACTTGACAAACTGGGTGGGATAGCCGTTTAAAACACGTTTGAGAGCAGCTTGATCTGTATAGTACAGAATTTGGCCAGCGTTTAGATTGACTTTCATTGCTCCGTTTGTTGCGGTCAAAATTCCACCTGAAATCTTACTTGCTGACAATGTGACGGCTTGAACTTGGGTGATAAAAGCTGACTTGGCAAAAAGCTGTCTCAAGTAGGCATCATTGGCCATCAACTTGTCAAAAAATGCCTGGTCTACCTTCAGCTTGTCAGCCGTGATTGCTTGAGAGCCGATGACAGTTGCATTTAATTTGGCAAAAGTACCGTCTGCGACAAAAAGTGTTCCAAACTTACCATCGATCGCTTGAATCTCATCAGCCAAGGTCTTCCCCTTCAAACGTATTTTAGCCGCTTCAAGCAAGAATTGAGCGGATGATAGGTTGGCTTGTGACAAGATATCACCAGAACTATTCAGATTCTTAACAGCATAAGACCCAGCTAATTGACTGACTTGTATCTTGAGTCCGTTAGTACCAGACACCTCTGTGACTAGTCCTTTAGCCGTCTCAATCGCTTGATAAATGTCACCACCGCTTGAAATAGACCGCTCAAATTTGTTTGCAGATTGGATTGCTTGCGATATGCTATCGCCATTGCCAATAAGCCGCTTATGAGCGTCTACGGTGTCTTTAACAGCATTAAACAATACTGTTGTTGGGAATGGCGCAATGTAAGGAGTCGCAACAATCCCTTCCTCAAGCTTAATATTTCGAATTCTAAATTTTTTACCAGTTTCTGAGGAATTACACACAAAATTGATGTAATTATAGATATTAGCAGGTCTATTTAATACAACTGTATAACGCTTCGGTGTTTTGTTGATACGTAAAGACTGGTCTGGACTGCCAAAGTCCGTCTCAAGATAGGCAGTATTTGCGACTGTATCCACTAGGTAAGCCTCATAGCTCAACACATATTGTTTTTCTGACGGTTTTATATTATCCGAATAAAGCCAACGGAAGCCAGACCACCTATTTTTAATCGTAACCTCAATCCAACCATCATCAGATTGTACAAAGCTAGCACCTCCAGTTGCTCTTAAATCACTAAAAACAACATCAAAAAGATTTTGATTGACTTCCGTCGGTATCAGACCTCTTGTTTCTGTAATCTGACGCTCAAAGCTACCAGCTGTCTCTTCCACAAGATTTTGTACAGTTGTAGATAACGCATAAGGCTGTAATGCACTACTAGTAATATACCCACGACCTGTGATGTTATTATCAACATCACTCTTAGTCTGATACCCTTTATCTGTGATTGCTTTATCGACTTGTGTACTTGTCAGACGTTTGCTTATTTCGTTAGCATTTTGAGTGATTTTTGTACTTGCAGTACTGATTTTCCCATCAAGCGTCTGTGTACTTGAGGTCAATTCTTCCAACTTCCCATCAACTGTATTTTGATAGGTTGCTAGATTTTGCTTGGCAGTATCAGCGGTCGTCTTAATCTCATTGAGTTTTAGCGCCGTTCCGCGGACATTTTCGTCATAGGTAGACTTAGCAACGTAGTTAGTAGCAATCGCGGTACGCTCGGCAGTTAACTGTCTCGCTGTCTCCTCCCGACTAGCAGTTAAATACTGCTCAACTCTAGCCCCTTCCGCGTTCTTGTAGGTTTCTAGGCTCTCTAATCGAGTATTGATTGCAGTCGCTGTCTGCTGAGCGTAGGTCTTAGCATCTACTGCTTTACCATCTACTGTTTGGATTTGACGGGATAACTCTGCGCTTGCTTCATCTGCTGCACGCTTATAACTTGCGATTTCGGAGCGGAGGTCTTCTGGAGAAGCTTGCCAGCCTAAATCAATATCCCCACGTCTGAGTGACACTTTCTCAAATTCCACTTCCCCTGTGAAATCCCTTGCATAGATACGGAAATCAAGAAGCTTTATCTGGTTTCGAGGTACGTTTATCCTAAAGGTAGTCGCAAACTGCACAACTCCTCTATTATTGACCGCATCTAAACGATTGGCTGTCGAATATGTTCCACCAAACTGCGTATTTCGGCTGTCGTTCTTTCTGCCATCTATATAAAGCGCAAAAAATGGATTTCTACCAGCCACATAATTAGTGACCTTAACTGAGATTGATGCTATGTATACCTGGCTAACATCGTCATTAGCTATCTGAGACTTGATACTTTGGTAAATGTGCTTAGTTTTATTAAATTCTCCTGTAATTCGTGCCTGACCATCAACTATAGTCACTCCAGTTCCTTGCCATTGGTTCAAGTTTTCGTTGAATGAGCTATTAAGTAGCAGATTGTCCTCTATCCGCAAATTCTCAAACCGCTCCGTCACACCATCAATCCCGCTCTGCAGGTCAGCAGTCTTACGATTGATACTCTCAATCTGTCCTGTCTGAGCATTGACGGTCTGTGTCAGAGCCTCGTATTTGGTCCTGGTTTGACTTAGAGTGTCTTCTACGGTCTTGGTCCGACTTGACACACTAGCAATGTCTCCAGTTGCCTTAGAAACGGTTTTAGAGAGTTCTGCGACTGTTGACCTCGTCCCATCTGCCAGAGTTTCGACTGTCGACACACGATTGGTCAAAGCTGTCTGCGCTCGTGCTTGCTCCAAAATCTTGCTAGCTTGCAAGTTGAGGTCGTTTCGCAAAGCTGTAGCACTTGCTTGGCTATCTCTAGCCTTTTGGTCTGCACTAGCGATTGCCGTCTGCAGTTCGGACTTGGCAGTGTTTAAGGCTTGACTGACCGTCGCAACCTGCGCCCTCGCATCTGCGATAGCTTCGGTCTTGACCTGGTTAGCTCTAGCTAGTGCACTAGCAGCATCAGACTTAGCTTGATTCGCGAGCTCTTCGACAGACTGGGTTTTGGACAATATATCTGCGACCTGTCTGTCGTGTTCCTGTGCCTGTGCTTGCATGGATTGGTTGACTTGAGTGATTTCAGTATCAATAGCTTGCTTAATAGCGTCAGCGTGACGTTCTGCCTCCGCCCTTGACTGCTCGATGCCGTCATTGATTTCGGATTTGACTTTATTAATTTTTTCATCAAATTCCTTATCCTTATATTCCAGTTGCTGCTGTATTTCTGCATCGATTTGGGTAGACATCTGCTCAATTTGCTTGGTCAAAAAACCTTTGTAGCTATACTGAGTATCATTCCCAGCCTTACTGTCTGCGCTAATCTTAGACTTAAGACCGCCCTTGAAACTGAAAGATTGACTCAGGACAGGGACTTTGTAGGTCTCGTTTTTGTTTGTCTTGAGCGTTACCCATTGACCGACATCTAGCTTCAAATGCCCTTGCCAATCAAGCGAAAACGGGTAATACTTGATGTCTTTTAGCTCATAATACAATTCATCCAATAGATTCTGGTTCATGAAGCTATTTTCAAGCTCCAATGAACGTCCAGTTCGTAAGCCTACTGTCAGCGTTTCCTTGTCTTTCTTACAAGTAATACCAGCAATCTGATATTGGATTTCACTCTTGGTCAAACCATGCAAAAAATAATTATCAGCAGTGACAGTGATTCTTGATTCTGTCAGACCACGGACTTCAAGCTTCCCTTGTCGATTAAAAAAAGCAGAAAAGCCAAGTAACTGAATCGCTTGGCTTAACACTTCTCGGAAAGTAATGTCATTTTTATCTGCTTTCGCTTCGATATGTCTCTGGATAGCTTTAAGACCTAGATTGTCCGTCTCTAGCTCTATTCCTGTCTTTACACAAATCTCACGAATAACATCCCGAATCTGCGCAGGATAAGTTAAATCAGAAACATAGGGCTGGTTTAGCTTGAACATCCCATCTATCAGGTCTAATTCTGTGGTATTCCTGTTGCGGTCGATGTTAATATCGTTGACAAAATACTCACCCATTGCAACCCACTCGAAGGAATCGCCAACTTTTAGTCCTATCTCTGGATAAACTTTATCCAATTTGTTAAAGCTAGTAATGATAGATGTAAAGGTCAATTTAGCCGAACCAGCAACTGTTCCGCCAGGTTTGAAAGTATCACCGCTGATATATCCATAATTAAAACTGGCTTCTTTGATGTCGCTAGAAGTATAGGTGCCTGCACGAATAGCAAACACCCTATCTTTAGCTAACATAGCTTGGTTAAATGTTACCGTACCAACCACCCTACCTCTCTATTAAACTAAATTTTAAACCGCTCCAGGGTTTAAATTTTTCAGTAAATGAATACGCAGGCGCTGTCCTATCGCCGACATAAAACGTTTTGGACGTCTGCCCAAGTATAGGGTCTGGGTAAGACACTTCAAAAAATACAGGCTGAACAGCGTTTTGAATCTGTGCCATCTCAGCCTGTGTCAACATCCCCCAATCACATTCTAATTTGCGCTTGGTTGTAATCCTATCCCTGACCATGTCGCCGTTAGCGTTTCGCCCAGTTTCTCCGTCCACATCGTTGACAGAAACTTGAAAAGATTTAGGAGGTACAACTGTAACTCCATTGATAATCAATTGACTCATGTTTACCTCCTAAATGTTAAGCAAGAGCTGTCCCGCTTCTGCTTGAGCTCTATTAATCTCGTCAATAGTAAAGCGGCCAAACTCTCTACTTCCAATCACAATAACGATATCTCCGCTTGGCAATCCAGATGATTGTTGCAGGCCTCCGCCCAAAGCATTAACAACTGCACCACCGACAACTCGTCCCATTGTTTGCAGGAAGCCTGTGTTTTCCAATGGCATAACCACTTCTTTACCTGCTTCACCAATCATGGCAACGGTTGGGCTATCCACAATCCCCCCACGAGCAAGTCGCGGAAGATTAACGTAACCAATACTGCCGAGACTAACGCCTGGAATATTATTAATTAAACCAATAACACCGTTGATCATACCGATAAAGCCATTTACAGCGTTCTCAATAGTGGCAAACACGCCATTCATCGCATAACGAAATGCGCCAGAAACAGCAGTTGCTACAGCGCCGCCGATGTTGCTAAACCAACTGACGATGTTATCATAAATGCCACGGAAGAATCCTGCAACGTTGCTGAAAGCATTTGTAATACCATTCCATGCCTCAGAAAATTTCTGCCCAAACCATCTACCTACGTTGGAAAATGTATTCTCAACATCTTTCCAGCGGTCACCAAACCATTTACCTAAACCTCGGAATATGCGGACAATAGCATCCCATCCAGCCTGTAATATTGCAACAATGGTATTCCAAACACCTTTTAAGAATGATAGAATGGCGTTCCAAACGAACATAAAGATTGAAGATGCAAGTTCCCAAATACCTTTAAAAAACTGTACAGTCCCGTTCCACATTTTCTCCCAATCGCCTGTGAAAACACCGACCAGATACTCGATGATACCGCCTAGGATTTTTAAAACAGCTCCTAAAACATCGAAAACAACATTCCACGCTTGCACGAACCATTCTGCAAGTGTTTGGAATATTGGAACAAGTACTGGTAGTATGTTCGCAGCTATCCAATCAAAAAGTGGCAAGAGCCCCTCTTCCCATACAACTTTCAATAAATCTACTACTTGACCGAATGCGTATAAGAAATTATCAACAAAAGGCTGAATATGGTTATCGAACATATCGGAGAACGATTGTCCGATGCTATCTAATACTGGTTGGACGTCATTGTTCCAACTGTCTATCAGAGTGCCAAAGATAGAACTGAAGCCCTCAGTGAACGAATCAAGGAATGGTTTTACATGCTCATCGTATGTTTGATTCAATCCTTCGAAAGTGTTTTTAAATAGTTTTTTGATAGATTCAAAAATTGGCTCTACTGTAGAAAGTACACCTGCGAAAGCTATTGTTATTTTGCCTTGATTTCCAACCAAGGCTTGTTCTAGGCCGCTTAACAAATCTCGAGCAAGTTTCCCGCCTAATTCTGCTAAACCGGTCGCACTGTAAATTATCGCTGAAATGATATCTGCACCAATGTTTGTTGCGGCTGCGCTCGTAAATACGTCATAAAACGTTTGACCGAGCATTTGAGCGATATTTCCAACACTGGAAGCTATGTCGCCACCAATATTGAATTGGCCTACCAACCATTTTTTTATGTCCAATTTGGTATTATTTAGAGCTTTGTTTAGGCTTTCAGCGATGAAGACGGCAATTCCCATGATGACATTTGCGACAGCTCCAGTTACTTGACCTAAAGCTAACGCTAGTTTCTCGCCGAATCTTGCGGCTGCTTGTAAAACAGTTCCGTCTGCAAAAATATCTTTGAGAGACTGCCAGATACCAACTAGGGCATTTTTGAAGCGGTCTAAACTATCCGCTCTAAACGACATATTAAAGCCAACTTTGAACAGGTCCTTTAGTTTTGAAAGGTAGTCAAAAAGTGGTTTCAGGACTTTATCCCACCCATCAAAGATAGACTTAAATTGGTTGTCCATATCGGTCAACTCAATTTCAGGCAAGATGTCGGTTCCACTTCCTGATCCTCCACCTTTACCACCCTTGCCTCCGCCACCAGAACCACCGCCAGAACCTGCACCATCTGAACCGTCATCTTTGTTTAGATTCAAAGTGGTAATCTCGTCAAATCCTGCCAGACCTAACAGCTCTTTCGCTGCCTTCTTGGCTGATTTGGCAGTATCATCTAGATTGCCTGCGGTACCCCCAGATGCGTCATCTACACCGTCCATGGCATCGCCTAGACCACCTACTGCATCGTTTGCATTTTGTGCGCCCTGAGCAAGATTTCCGACTGCACTATTCTTCACGCTAGCTTTTTTGTTGAACATCAAGCCGATAAACTCAGCGAGCTTGGCAGTGACGTTTTTTAGAACCATGGCAAAGGAATTAAGTACAGGCATCATAGCGTTGATTATCGGCAACATGGCATTGCCAATATTCAGCGCCGCATCACTCAAAAGCGACTTAAACATGCTAATACGGCCGTTTACAGACTGCTGCAAGGTATTTCCGTATTTAGCGGTTGCTTGCTCCAAAATCGCCATCAAACGAATTTGTTGCTGGGTGTTGTAGTCAAGTTGTTGCCAAGATTGACCGTTTGCAAAACGTTTAAAAGCGTTTGTGGACTCAATCATGGCTACATTGACGTTGATGCCAAGATCTTCAATCGCTTCGGTGTTACCTAACAAACCTGACCTTATGCGCTCCATAACATCCGTCATTGTTCGACCGCTACCTTGGGCAATTACAGCAGATGTTTGAAGCATTTTGCCTGTATAGGCACTTAACTTCTCAGAATCCTTGATAAAGTTTGAAAATAAATTGGAATAGACTGCTTCGTACTTAGTAGCCTCGCCAATGCTCATGTTCATAGCATTGGCATTTTTATCAATCCATTTTAAAAACGTTTGGGAACTCTCGCCCATTTGACGCTTGATTTGGTTGACTGAAGCAGTGACTTCCAAAGCCATTTGAGTGGAATACATACCAAGATCTAGCATTTTTTTGCCGAGATAAGCAAAAACTGCAAGCTTCGCTAACTTACCCCAAAATGCAACGAATCTATTTGAAGTTTTTTGGATTGTTTTATCTAGTTCGGAGATTGGTTTATTTATTTTACTAGCCTGGTCTTTTATTTTCGCGACTTGGGCATTTAACTTATCTGTCTGTGCTTGTATTTTAGCTAGCTGCGCTTCTGCTTTTGCTGCACGAGCTTTATCTTTAGCTTGAGCAATTTCTGCACGTTTTCGAATACCTTCTGCGTGTACCTTAGACTTCTCTGTTTGAGCATTTATTTTATCTGTATGAGCTTTAATTTTAGCTGTTTGTGCAGCTAATTTCTCCATGCTCGCTTGAGTTTTTGCATCTTTTGCAATGTTCTTTGCTAAGGTTTCGCTTTCTTTTTTTATCCTAGCTGCTTCTCTCTCAGCTTTTTTAGCTTCATTTTTAACCTTACTGGTGGCTTCCTTAGCCTTATTAGCTACTGAGTTCATTTTCTTTTGAAATGGTTCAATCTCTGCGCTAATAATAACCCTCAGCTCCTCCAATGTAGTAGCCATAGTTCCCTCCTTTCCTGTGTTATAATAAAAATAAAAGGTAATTTTATGACAAAATTAGAAAATAAAATCTTATGCTTTATTTATCGTTTTAAAATTAAGACTGTACACTGGGTATTGCTTAGATTTTGTTACATACACAAAATGGACATCTACCGTGCTTTGGATAACCTCTATCTAGCTGACCTCATACGGTATACAGAAAATAAGACAGACAAAACAAAGACGATTATTCACCGAACAGATTATGGTTCTTATGCTCATTCCAACTTATTTGTGGATAACTTAGACAAGTGGAAAGAGCGGGCTATCGGATTCATCCTCGGCATTATAACTACTATTGCTATACGCTTCTTATCGAAGTAAATAGCTAGTCAATACAACTCCAAGTAAAAACGGAATCCAAAAATTTAATGGGTTCGTTTTTTTATTTTGCATAGCATTATCCTTTCTTTGTCATTTGGAAGTTTTGAATCTTCCTCTCATTCTCTCTGCAAATGCCCTCATCCGCTCTTGGTGGATTTTCAAATCCCGCTCAACACGAGCCTGTTCAATCCGCTGTCTATCCTCTTCAAATAAAGCAGGATAGTACTCCCAAATGTCAGGCGCTTCGCCTTGTTCCTGAAACATCAGAGAAACAAAGCGAGCTATCATCTGCGATTGAATAAAGTGATGAGAAGCTATTTCCTTCTGCTTCTGGAATTGTTGCCTGTTGTAACTCTCAACCAACTCTTTCAATTCCAAAAGAGTGTATTCCCAAAAAGAAAACGGGTCTATCCCTGCGTCTAATGCTGTTGGATAAAACCCGCTAATCAATTCTGCGACCGAACAAGGACCAGAACCTACTCGACTACTGTCAACGTCGGTTCTTCCTTCTCCTTGTTCCGAGGAATAAAACCCGATACTTCAAACAATGGTACGATGATGTCAGTCATCAATTCAGTTTGTCCATAACCTTCATCGATGTAATCATCGAACAAGTCATAGACATCATCCAACTTGATACCATGATGGAACTTCTGCAAAGCACCTTGAACAACCAACAACATGACCTTCAAAGGTGGTAGATTGAACTGTTCGCCTGGTTTGGGCATGAAAATCTTGAGCAAATTAACGCCCAATTTTTCTTCAACCTCACAGGCTTGGCGAGTGCTAAGACGCAATTTATAGTCTGTTCCCTTGATTGTCCAAACGATATATGGTTTACGTGTTGTCATCTATTCCTCCTTAAAGTACGGTTGGGTCCGTGAATTCCAAATCTGACTGCAGAGCCAATTTCAATGTAAATTCGATAGCAGAGTTGACACCGCCACCGCCTAACTTAACAGCAATCTGAGCTGAGAAGCGGACAGTTGTACCATCTGGATACTCTTGCTCAAAGTGACGGATAGCTTTTGAATCAGACAACTTGCGCAAAGTACGATAACTAGAAGTCGTTTTGGAATTCTCGTACTTGAATTTATATTCCAATTCACCAGCGTCACCAATACCAAATTCATACTGCTTAATGGTATCCGCAAGGGTCGTATTCTCAACTTTCTCAGGGTCAATACCAAGTTCTGGAACTTCTTTCAAGCCCTCGATAACTGTATAGCCAGACCCCTTGGTCTCACTCATTTTCAATTTTATTCCGTTTGCTAACATGTTTTATCCTTCCATTCTGTATTGGTAAACGATTCGGGAGTTTAGATCTAAAATCCCTTCAAATCGCATGACTTTGTGTCGTAAGTGCGTTGGGTCGGGTGTATCCACGCTGGATGTACGTTTTAGCCCGAGAGATGCAAAAATCGCATCAATCGCGACGGCTAATTCCGAGGTACTATCATTGTGGAAAATATCGACCTTGTAGCGCAAATAGGACATCTGTTCTGTATCATCTGTAATCTCGTAAGGCTTGTTTTCCTCTTCTAAGTAGATGATAACCGGGAAATTCTCCCAATCTTGCGGATAAGTATCTGTCACATTATCCGCAACTTCTTTTAATTTCTTGTAAATAATAGGCTTAATATTTATCATTTGCTGACCTCTTCAATTAACTTACGTTTGACATATCTGTTAATGTTCTTCGTGACTCGCTCTTCATTATCCTTGAGGGCTGGATAAAGATACGGTTGGGCGACTTGGCCAAACATCTTGTAAAACTCGCCAATCTTTTGAAAACGATAAGGGCCAACATCAATCTGAGACTCATGGACGTACCAAGGTGTACTGCTATAAGATACGCTGACATTTGGCGAAATCCCTGCGTGGTTTGCAGCACCTTTTGGACCAGTACCAAATTCAACAAATCCGCCATGGTCTGATGTGCTAACCACTTCAGCTCTCGGATTCCCAGACTTAGACATCCGAACTTTAATACCTGCTCGCAAATCGCCATTGTTGGCAGGGGCCCGTAACTTAGCATCTGCTTGGACAACGTTCTTGGCAGCGTTGTGTACAGCTTTTGCCACGATTTCGGTCTGCTGCTGTCCTGATAATCGTCTAAATTTTGCAATTAGCTTGTCAGCACCTATCAATCGCGACATTGTTCCAACTCCAAGACTTGATGATTTGTATATCGCTTTATGGATATGACTTTATGGGTTACTTTATCGCTGTTGATACAAAAGCCATCGCCTTCATCTATAAGAGTCTCACGGTCTACCAAGCAATTCAAAATATATGCCAATCTCTGACCGTATATCTCAGCTTGTAAACGACCACTAGCAGGCCATATCTCAGCCTGTATCTCAGTAGCAACATCGCTATAAGTAGCTTTCTTGATACCCTCATCACTCGTCACTATGACAGCTTTACGGATCAGATACGGCTTCAGTCGGTTTCGCTTCAAACGCACGACCTGCCACCCTTGCGAGTCTATGACTGCGGATACCATTCAAAATAGTATCGGATAGCCCGTCTTTATAAGACACAGACACGCCCCCTTCACTTCGCGATGTTTCACCTTCGCTTCCTTGGCGGTTGTACAACTCAAGCGCTACTTCCAGTTGCAAACATTCCAGCGCTGGCGTAAGCTGACTTCGATTCGTCTCAGTCAAAATGATATTTTTTGCCCTCAAAAGCAAAGACGAGAGGATTTTATCACCACTCTCGCCTGTCAAAGTTTTTAATTCTTCTAGCATATCCGCCCCCTATTTTGCAGGAGCTTCTGCTCCTTTGGTCTTGATTTCTTCAATGTAATCAGCCAAATTAACGTCTTGCAATTTAGCGTTTTTCTTCATCTGTTCATGACGTTCCTTGGTTAGTTCGATGATATCGTTAACACGATGAACAAAACCAAGCTCATCATCAGTAAACTCTTTTAAAACTTTAAAGCGCATTTAGGACCTCCTAGACAATCTCTTTCCAGTTGGCTGAATCGCTACCAGGAGCTGTTGAGGATGAAGTTACTTTCTTAGTGGCTTCAAACAGCTTGCCTTCGTTTTGTACACGGGCACCAGCTTCATAAGTTGAACCAGATACCCACTGATCTGCACGGATGTTTAATTTGCCTTGTGCGCTTGGCTTCGCTCCTGGTTTAGAGGTCGCAATAGAAATGATGTATTTCTGGTCAAAATCAAAGACAAATGCACCAGTATACAGCAATTGCTCTACCAATTCACCAAAACGACCTGGGATGTTGTTGTTATATTTCGTTTCATCTACTTGGATAGGCGAAACGACTACCCTGCCGATTGTCGCAACAGCTTGGACGCCTTTGAGATACTTAGATGGCACTTTGTAAACCGTGAATGTATCCAACTGACCGACATAACCTTTGTAAAGCACAGTTTGATTGGTGTCCCCTTGTGGAAGGTTGACAATTTCTGACTTAATCGCTTTATAAAATGCTGGTGTCACAAACAACAAGCGGTTTTCAACCACATCCAACTCATCCAATTTCTCAGAAACATCCAAGACAGCTTGGTAAGAATTATTAGCACCTTTAGTATTGGCTGGTGCGACATTATCGCTGACATTACCAAGAAGAGCATCAAAACGAAGATGGTCTAAGTACGGCGCCACAACTTCGGCAGCTTGACGAGCGACAACATAATTGACATTGACTTCGCCGTTTGAATCGCGCTCATCTAGACGATCCACAAAACGCCCCCAGTATTTTTCTTGATCCAGGGTGTAAGTGCGCTCTTCGGTTTGCGCATGGTCAAATTCATTGTCTACATTTCGTTTGTAATCTTTGAGTTCTGTTGTATCAGATTTTGTAACAGTAAACGAACGCCCGTTCATTTCCACTGCGTCATTCGACAACAAGAGGGGCGCAGAGTAAGATTTTTTAGCAACAACTTTCTCGATAATTCCTAAGAATTTTTCACGGGATGTTGCGGTGTTAATATTTTCAAATGGCATATTTTATTTTTCCTTTCTTATTTCAAAAAATCACGTTCCCACTTTTCAACGGTTGGTTGTTCTTGTGGCGCTTTCTTCATCGGTGCACTTCCTTTGGTCTTGTCAGCAACGCCTTTCAAGACTGCTGCTTCCCAAGTCTTTTGAATAGCATCGATGGAATCGCGTACACTGTCAGCGTCTGCGAGATTGACCACGTCTACTAACTCGATTGGTAAGCCACGTTCGCTTAAAATCGTCTTAGCTTCAGCGGTTAGCTCTCGGCGTGTGATTTCTGCTTCACGGTCAGCAAGGTCCTGTTCACGCTTATCAAGCTGGTACTTCTGCTTGTCTTCGGCGTTCATCTTAGCTAATTTCTTAGCTTCTGATTCAGCTTTTTCCTGTTCTGCCTTCCATTTAGCGAATTTCTTGTCAATGATAGTATCAACATCGGCATCAGTGTACTTCTTTTCGTCTTTCGGGTCTGTTGTGACTTGTTCAGGTTCAGCTGCTACCTGTTTGTCATCTTCGACCACTTCGACTGTTTGTGTTTCTTCGTTCATTGCGAACCTCCTATTTTTAAAGTCGTCCCCGACTGTTTTTCCATAGCTTTTACCGTCTTCAATGCTTGGACATACAAAAACCGCCTCGAATTCGACACGGTTAGGTTATGTACTTATTGCAGTCTTTCCTGCTGTCAAGATGTGGGCACCTCCTATTCTGCGATTTCATAAGTTTCGGCAAAGATACCTGGTTTGCACGGATAAAACTCGCCTTGCACGCCCTTGATGATAAAATCGCCCTCAATCGCCGTCATTATCCCTTCTAAAGTGGGAATTTTAAGTACAGGCATTGATGGGATTTCGTAATCAATATTAACAGGGTCTAACCCCAACTCAGAAAGATTAGCCAATGTTTCTGGGTTGTCAAAAAATTGAATTGCTTCAATCACTACTGGTTTTTTACGGTATTTCACACTTATCTCCTTCTTCTAGACAAAAGAAAAAGCCGTATTACTACGACTTCTCCTTATTTACGACTAAACCAAGACTTCTTGGACAGCTTGTCAGCTACTTTCTTTTCAAGATAATCAAATCTTGAATTTGTAGCATAGGCGTTGCGTTCGATTATCGAACGTAGGTCAGTGATTTCTTTTGTCTGCTTAACAATCTTGTCATTCTGCTCAGTCACAGCTGACATAAGCACATGCTCACGAGCTAAACACTCAGCTAACTTAATTTCAAGCCAGCGTTTCTTCTTGATACGTTTGTTCATAGCGTTCTCCTTTCCGGTTAAAATCTCAGCGTGACATCGATTTTTTTACAACTAAAACACCAGACCTTGCCAAATAATTCGAGTTGTAACCAACTCTCAGCATAGTAGCGGTCGCCTTCTTTGTATTTAGTGATGTAGTGACGTAGCATTCACATCTCCTTTCTTTTTCCGCAACAAAAAAGCACTTAGATTTCTCTAGGTGCCTGATTGTTTAGTAAGCAAAGTTTAGTTTTGATTTTATATCTTGATAAAGTTTTAAGATTTCAGGAGGAGTATCTTCATGGAAGATAAAACTGTTTCTTTCCTGAAATAGTTTTGTCGCCAACAATCCAGTGACGGATTTGTTTTGTAAAAATCAAAACTTCTTTGCTGGGCATAGCCATTACTTCCATGATAGTACCTCCTTAACTTTATTTAACAGATTTGGGTCTGTAACTTTATCCCCCCAATTCTTTTTGATAATGCTTAGTCATCTCTTGCCATTAGAGCACCTCGATTGATTTAATTTCAGACTCATTACTACTTGAGTACTTATTTTAAATAATGGGTCTGCCTTCTGCAAATGCTATTTTTGCTTCAGCTAACGTCATTCTATTCGGACCGCCGTCAATGTTTGTTTCTCCAGTGTTTTCCCAATTGCATTCACACACATCAAATAACATGACATTCCGTCCACAAACAGGGCAGTGAATGCATTCTTCTCCATCAATCAGGAAAATCTCGTTTGTAGTTTTCATAATAGTATTTCTCACCTTCATCTGGTTTTAACATAGTGTTCAACCGGGGTTGATTATGTTTGTTTTTCTGCCCTATCGCAATAATATTATTAACCTTATCGTAGCGTACTCTACGACCGCTATCTGTCTCGTAACCGAGAATGTTGCCTTCTACAGTGCTAGCAAGTAGCAAAGATGCGTTTTTTTGATAATCCTCTTTAGAAAAATTGGGAAATTCAGCGCTATGTTTCTCAAAATGACCATTAAAAGATTTCTCGGATGGAAATTTCGCTTTAGCCCATCTAAAGCTATCCTTTAACTTCTCGTATCCCTTTTTATTATTATACTTCAAATCAATATAGTCTTCAAGCGATTTAGGCGCCTTATCTCCAAGAATTGACTTGTACTTTTCATACTGGTTATTAGCACGTTCAATCTTCCAAATATCTAGATTATCCGCTTTGTATTTTGGTCTAACATACTTCTCATACCAGTCTTTATACGTCATGTTGGCAGGCACCTGGACAGTCTTGCCTGTCACTGGGTCTCTGGCGCTTCTGGTCGCTTTAGCTAACCATTCATCATCATCTAGCGCTATAGTGACTGTCCTACACCACGGATGTAAAGGCGGGTAGTTCTTCCCTTTCACTCTTTCGCTGACCAAGTAGACTTCTCCGTCATGCTCTCGGCAAATACTTGATGTCCTCAAGTCCAACACAGCCACAAGTCTATAGCGCTCAACTTCTGCTTCTTCATACGCCAGAGCTTCCATTTCAGCATGGAAATGACTGGCCTCTGTTCGCACCAGCCTGCGTGAGTTGTAACTACCTTTTCCGAATTGGGCATTTATTACTTCTGCGGTCTCGTGTGCTGACCGACCTGTTAACAGACTGACTGCCAATTGCTTTTGTAATTCGTTTGCTAAGGCTTGAGTATTGCCCCAAATCCTTTCAGAGTAATTCGCCCCCAGCCATGGCATTTGCTGGATAGTTCTGATTTCCTCTGGGTCAATCCTGTTAAAAGCAAATGCCACACCAGACTGCTGTTGCAAATCAAAAATCGAATGGTAGTAAGCATCTGGAATGAACTCATCATAGAAGGCCCTAGATGCCTCATTTTCGGCTTTATACAGTCGGGTGGGTAAATTATCCACCTCCCTCTGTAAAGCCTCGTATTTCTCAATTCTGGAAGCGTAGGGAGCCGAATCGAGTGAGATAAGCAATTGCCGTATCTCTTCACTATCAGTTGTATTCTGTAAAGCTGATTTTAACTCCCGAATATCGGATAAATCCTTGACATTAGCCAGTACCCTCTTAGCTTCATCTTCCGTCAGTCCGTGGTCTCTGCGATAACTCTCAAAAATCTGGTCAATCTTTGAAGTGATATGCCTACTTGCCAGCTTGTGTATTTCGTCGAGTTGCTTTGCGGTTTGCTCTGCCTGGTCCATCGCCTGAACCATCCTCTGGGCTTTCCGCTTCTCCCAATACTTCTGATTGTCCATCTGTCACACTCTCTTCATAAGGCAAATTCTGGCTAAATATAGGCTCTTCCTGCGCTGTCTCTTTTTCTTTTTCAAGCGCCTCAATCTCTGCATCTGGGTCTTCCACAAACGGCAAGAGCGAAATAAGTTGGCGCAGACTGACCTTGTCTTTAAGATTGCTGATGATTTGGGAAAGTTCCAACAAATTCTTCGGCAAACCACGGCTAAACTGCGGAATAATCGCCTTAGCATTTTCGTAAATCTGTGACCAGTTGTAATAACTCGCAAAAATCTGTATGCGTTTGTGTAAAGATTTGATATAGTATCGCTCTTTGGTCTTGGTAATCATTTCAAGGCCCAAAAGCTTAAATTCCATAGCTACCCCTGATGTATTCCCTGCGAAATTCTCATCTGAGAGATTGGGGACGTGACTAAAAGTGTAAATATCCTCTTTCAGCGCCTTACGAAGTACTTCGACCGTAGCCTCATCCAAGACATTCTTCAAGAACTCAGCACTTGCGTCCTTCGGCAATTCCAGCAAACCTTCTTCTCGCAGTATCTCCATTGCTTCCCTTGCTTCTTCTGGCGTGTCTGCAAGTGCTGCACCATACAAGACCAAGATGGACTCGATAGCTTGTTCCTTGTCATTCACACGGTTGCCCATCAGCGAGTTATACGCATCTATCAAGCTAATCTGTTGCTCATAATCACCAACCATATAGCGATTGTTTCGATACTCGATAATTGGCAGCCCCTCAAGATTATGTGGGACACCTTCTTCCGACTCCTTCTTCTGCTCTCGCAAAGACATGCTGTATTGCAGAGTCTCAGTCACTACTTGGGCCTGATAATAACTTTCTTCCGTCACATCGTCCTTTGTTTGATAGTAATAGACCGCAAACAAGGGTTTCTGCTCAATCGAATCATCGTAAACAATAAAAGTGTTCTCTGGTTCTAAACTACGTGTTACCAGCTCATTTTCACCTTCTTTGACATAGATGTACTCATAAGCCCTGCCATAGATTGCCATGTTCAAAGCATTGTCTGAGTCTGTCGAATCAACATCTGCACTATCAAATGCTTCTAACAGGTCTTCAATGTCCATATCGTCGGTCTTAGGATAACGGATAGCATTGCCCATAAAGTAACCTGTGGCGGTATCCGCAATGTCCTTGGCGTGATTGGCGACTGTCTTAAAGTTTGGCAGGTTGCTTCTGCGTGTGTGATTTTCGATTGCGTGCTTACCCAAGTAGTAATCTTTTAGCTTCTTGAGTTTACTACTTGTCTGGTCATGCTTTAATATCAATTTGTAAATGATATCTTTATCCAAATTCTGCTCATCGTACAATGAGCGACTATAGACTAATGTTTCTTCCATTTTGATCCTTTCTACAAGCCAAATAGCGATTTACGTTTGACTTTGGCTTTTGGTTTAGCCATGTGCGAATAAATAGCATAACGAAGTGCATCCAGTACATCATCATTCTTCTTTTCTGGCTCGCCCGTTTTCTCATTCCAGACATACTGATAGACTTCATCTTTGAATTTTTCAACCTTTTCCGAACAAACAAAAAAGCGACCTTGCTTCATCAGCTTAGCCACTTGTTCAATTCCACTCAGAACAGATTTATCTGCATTCACACATTTTAGATGTTCCCGTTCAAATCGGGCGACATGTTCAGGACGGGCGGAGTCGGCGTAGAAATAGATATTCCCGTACCGTAATTTGATGTCTTTGGCAATCTCCACCCAGTAATCAATTTCTTGATACTGCGCCGAGTATTCTTCTAAGAGATAGACTCTACCATCTGCCGTTTGTCCACAGACAACGATGGCCCCGTGGTGTTCATATCCCCAGTCAACACCAGCGTAGTAAGTAGTAATCTCGGCTGTCGAAATGTCCTTGCTAGATATGAGCATGTCTTCCTTGAAATCACGATAGACAGCTCCTTCCCCGCTGACCCAACGGCCGTAGATACCACGTTCTGTAAACATACCGCTAGGCGTTGTTGCGATAAGGTTCTCGATATACCGCTGGTTTAAGAAGGTATTATCAAATATCGTAAAGTGGTTGGCGATAATGCTCTTGTCATCTGCTTTGTCAATGTAGTCTTTCTTTAGCCAGTGGTTCGGATGGTCTGGGTTAGTGTCGCAAATGATACGAGCGCCAAAACCTGAACAACGCTTGCGGATTTCATCAAAGACTTCCTTGTTGGCCAGTGTCGCTTCGTTGATATAAGCTCCGTACGCCGTCATACCACGGATGGCACGCAAACCAGCGACAGAACCTGTGAAGGTCGTAACCACATACACACCAAAGAGCGTGAAGTTCCCATGCTTATCAAACTTGAAATCTATACCATACTTTTCTGATAGTTCTTGCAAGATGTTAGTCCGCAATGTACCTGCACTAGTTGCGCCAAGGATGTACATAGGCTTTTTGACACCATCCTTTAGAGCATTCCTTTTAGCTCTACGCAACTCCATGAGGAACAGGTCGTTATCAAGTTGAGTTTTACCTGCACGGACAGCCCCATGGTTTATCATCATGTACCAATCTTCTCGCAAGGCCCGTTTTAAGATGCTGAGTTGCTTATCGTGGTATAGTCTATCAATTCCCATTTATTTCCTCTTCTAGTTTATCGAACAGTCTATCAAGTGCAGTTTCATGTGTTTCGTTAGTTTCCAACGATAATTCGCGCTTTTTGTTTTCTAGTTGCAAAGCTTTTATACGCTCTCGTTGTTCTTGTTTATCCAATCGGGCTTTTGTATCTATAGCAACTAGTTTATTAATCTGTTCAAAAGCTCTAACATCGCCTTTCATAGCCTTCTGCATCATAATCATTGCAACAGCCATTTCATTTGTTGCTTCAAAACCTAAATCTTCTAATTGTTTTTTGGCAACTGAACTTGTTACATCCGCCTGTAAAATAGTCTCAAAAGCTTTTTTTAGATTTGATTTTTTTCTTCTAGCTTTTCCGGAAGCGATGCCTCCTTTTTTTCCATTTTTTCGAGCTTCGTCCGAGCTTGGGACTATCAAGTTTTGTCCATTTGCCATCGCCTCACTTCTCTCATTCTAAAAATTATCTATATCATTGTTAGCGTCCAAGAACTATCTACCTTGAAAATACCAGTCATTGAATTTGCTTGTCTGTCTTTTTTTGAATTTTTCGTATGTTGTGGTGGTAGTTTGGGCCCACGCTTCTCTAGCCGCCTCTCTCTGTTTATCAAGTCTAGCTCTTCTTTTCTCATTACTTCTCTTTAGAGCTTCGTCGTGTATTTTTTTCCCTTTGTTAAAGTTATCGAAATTTTTTTGAGCTCTTTTTTTGGCTGCTCCCGTTGCGTTATCACGTTCTGCCTTTAATTTTTTGTACATCTTTAGGCGATAAGAACTTGGTCCGTTTTTCTTGGATTCTTCTATAGCCTTCGCCCACTGACTTGCACTTTTTACTCCTCCACCGATACTAGCGCCTCTGCCTCCCATGACTACGTTCCTTTCTCTTTCATTCTTTTTGTTGTTTCGTTATCGAAATAAAAAACTTCTATGTCTCTATAATCGTACTCAACTTCGCCGCCATAAACAATCAACTGTTTTGGCGATAACTCGTCGATCATCTTATCCATACCAGAGCGCCATACAGCCATCTGTTCAGAAGATTTTTTAACCCCGATCGTTGATACTGCGAGAGTTGCATTTCGTGGTAAACCATCAAAGCAAAATACAAAACTCTCATGACGTGACCAAGATACAGTCGGAATAACTGTACAACCATAGTTTTGCATCATCTGTCCAATTAATCGAGACCTGTACACATTCCAAATCTGCATAGCTATCGGCATGTCTTGGTAAAGACTAAAATCCGGCGTTAAGACACAATCGAATTCAGTAAGTTTTTCGATATAAAATTCTGGCCTCTGCCAAATCCTTTCGAATTGATAGTCATCTAGAAAAAAGTGTATCCCAGCAGAATAATCAGGCTTGTTAAGGATATAGTTAAAACCTTGTAATTTACTCGGCACATAGGTAACCGGCTCAAGTGATGGAATGTTATATTTACCGTCGACACGAGTTGCGTCATAATCACGCAAATTATATTGGTTGACAGTGGTTTCTCTATGTGATTCACTGTAATGTTCTTTGTCAATTATCCCATCCTTACGTAACTCATTTATTGGGAGTTCGTCTTCCGAAGCTAATTCAAAACCCGATAAATCAAAACCAAAATCTGACATGTCAATTGTTTCAAAGGCCTCAAGTTCTAAGGCAAGCGCGGCTTTGAGCCTTGTATGTCCTGTTATTATCACATTGTTTTCATCGACTAAGATAGGTTGTTGAAAACCAAACTCTTTTATTGAAGTTGCTACTTTTTTAACAGCTTCCCCATCATTATTTCTGGCATTATTATAATAAGGGAAGATATTGTTGATTGGCACATACTCAATTTTTAGCAATCTTATCACCTCCGTTCCTCAATAAAATAAAAAGCCACACTTCGTTGTGTGACTAATGCATATTAGGTCTTGGTCCGATATGCGATTGACCAGACCTCCGAGCCAAGGACCTCTCAAGGGTTACTTGCTCTTGACACGGGAACAGCAGGAATCGAACCTGCGACAAAACTGCCTTCGGAACCTAGGACTTTCAACCGAGCAGAGGAGTCCACCTTGTATTCCCAAAAGGAGAGTATGGGATTCGAACCCACGGACCGCACGTAGGCGGCCACCCGTCTAGCAAACGGGCGCATTCGACCAACTCTGCCAACTCTCCATATCAGAGAAGGCTTACTGCCTTACCCTTATTTCTTGATACTACCATTCTAGCAGAATAAAACTGCCATGCACTGACAATTACTGCCAAAAACTGCCATTTACTGCCAAACTTGCTCCAATTCTTTCCTGGCAATCCTTAGCAATCTGTAATATGTCCTGTCACTAATTCTCATTTCGTCCATCACATCATACATAGACATCTTGTCAATGTAAACCAGGCTTAGAATTGTTTTGCTGGTGTCATCATTTAAATTGTCTATTATATTTTGTAGTTCACGTTGTTTCTTAATAGCTTCAGCGGTTTTCTTTTCTATGTCATCAGCGGTTGCCATCAATTCAACATAGACATCATCCTGCTTCTTTTTCGCTCCGCCCGAAACTTTATCCGCTGTCCACTTTGGACTAGATAGTAAAGAGGCTTCGATTTTTTCACGACGTCTAATCAAGCTAGCGATGTACAAATCTAAATTTCTCAAATCCTTTAATATAGCCTTAGCCTTGTTCACTCTCTGTCTCCTTTTTGTGGTATAATGTATGTGAGTTATTTACCACAGCCAGGGCAGAGAGTGCCTTGGCTTTTTTGTTACTCTTGATTCGTAATCACATCCCCTTGTGTGATAACTTCAACCCAGCCATGCTCCAAACGAGCCTCAGCTTCTTTCATTCGAATCAAATTATCCGAGATAGAGTTATTCAATTCAGCGTTGGCTTTTGCTTGACCTTGAGCCTTGATAACCTCAGCGTCTGCATCTGCTTGAGCTTGGATTTTCTTGGTTTCTGATTCAATCTTAGCTTTCTCTTGATCCTGCTTAGCTGAATCTACTTGTTTCTGCTTAACGGATTCATCCTTGATGGCTTTTTCGATTTCATCGCCTGCATCTTGGTCTGTGATAGTGAATGACACAAATTCCAAATTATCTGTTGCGAACCGCTCTTTTAGCTTCTGGTCAATTTTGCCATAAACTTCTGTACGCTTAGAGCCTAGTACTTCGTAAATATCATACTCGCCAGTTACGGATTCAATGGCCCGTTGCACAGCTGGAGCGACAACGCTATTACTCACATTTTCTAGGTCTGTGTAGTTAGTAAACACAGTCATAGCTTCTGCCTTGTTGACCTTGTATTTAACGTCAATATTAGTATTCAACCACTGACCATCCTTCGTCTGTGTCGTGATAGCTTCCATGGTCTTTGTCTGAACGGATGTCGGCAACTTATACACCTTATCAGCAAACGGGACTTTCAGATGGTAGCCCGTCTGTAAAGTTTTTTCTTGTACTCCGTTGAATGCCGACACCTTCACACCTACGGTATTTGCTGGAATTTTGACAACTGCGGTCAATCTAAAAAATACTGCAAAAATAATAAGTCCAATAATTGTAGCGCCTGCTGCTATCTGACGTTTTGTTACTTGAAATTCATTTTCATACATTGTTTTATTCCTCCAATTTTGTAATACTTCTTTTTTTATTTTGGGTAGAATGACCCACAGATCTGCGACAGTCGGAAAGCCTAGAATTATAAATCCTCCAACGCTACCCACCTAAACTGTGGGTATTTTTTAGCTTCTTCTTGGGTGCATTTGTAGGCTAGCCTCTCTAATTTTTCTAAAAAATCTGTTCCATTTATAATAAATGTACTCGTGCCAGCTTCTTCTGTGTCTATAATGTAGTTGTATTTAAAAAACATTATATCTGGCACATCGACCAGTAGTACGCCTAGTTTTTCAGTCATTGTTTACCTCTTTCTATTTGACTTCCTATTTTATTTTGTATATACTTAGTGTACACAAACAGGGGGACATATTATGAACACAGTTAAAACACGTAAAGTTGGTAATTCACTTGCCATCACCATTCCAAAAGAATTGAACGTCGCTGAAGGCAAGGAGTTTATTGTCTACAAGGGCATTGATGATGTCATCGTGCTTGCACCTAAAATTCCAAATCCATTTGATAACATGGAACCGTTCATCATGGACAACGACTTTGAAGGGGTGGTCTTGCTTGACAATGAAGGATAAGTATATACCCCAGAAACAAGACATCATCTGGATTGACTTTGACCCTTCGCTTGGAAAGGAAATCCAGAAACGCAGACCAGCCCTTGTTGTCTCCAGTCACAAGTACAATCAGATGACAGGATTTGTCGCTGTCTGCCCTATCACTCACGGAGCAAAAGCTTTGGAAAGCCGCGGCTTATCTGTCCCTATCCATTCTGACAAGGTAGATGGGGCTGTCAACCCAATGCAGCTCTATACCTTTGATTTCAGGGCACGAAATGCTAGTAAAATTACCCAGCTAGACACTTGGACTTTTCAAAAAGTCGTCCAACTTTACAACTACATTTTCGACTAGAGCCAAACGGCTCTTTTTTCGTTAGTCATTTTCTGCCTCCTTCATCATTTTTATAGCATTTGACAAAGCCCTAATATACTCACCATACTTATCTAATACACTTCCGTTGAATAGTAGTTTTTTACTTTCTACTACCATCGCTTCAACGAATTGTCCTTTTAATTCCGTAAGTAACTCAATATCTTTTTCCATTACTCCACCTCTTCCTTAGACTTCGGTGTCGTTTTTACCTCTTTCAAAAATAAACCTATCATGCTGATAATAAGTATCCACATAAGCAGCAACACTCCTATCAGCCCAGATAGAACTATTAGATTAAGTAAAATATCTAAGATAGGTCCATTCATCCATTTACCTCCTTTTTAGGAAGATACTCATACATACTATACCTCGACCAAGGTATAAGTCTATGCTCTCCATCCAAAGGATAGAACATAGCCTCATGCCCATGTCTTACTTCTTCAAATTCTTCATACTGCTCATCACTAACCCAATAACATGTGTAAACATCAGAGTATTCTGGATACCAACGCTCACCACAACAAGAACAGTATTCCATATATTTAGGTTTTTGGCTTAGAATTTCTTCTAATCGCTCTAATGCCTTTGCCTCTTCTGTAGCTTCAATAATGATTTCAGACGTTACATTTTCATCAATTACAAAGTAACCTCCAGAATTATTTTGGTCAAAAACATAAAAATAAGTTTGTGCTGTTGTCATTTGTTCGCCTCCTTAATCTACTTCTTCTCTAAACTGCCAAGCCCACTCAAAATCCTCTTTGATTTCGGATTCGGTTAATTGGTTTTCTGGTTCATTTTTCCATTTATAGTTGGGTACTTCATCCAAAAAGATATCAGTTCCAATAAATACCTTTCCGTTTTCTTTATACAAGAATGTGGCAATATCTGGGCGATTTGGGTCAGGTATCTCCACCGTATACAGTTTCTCCTGCTCAATCTCGTAGCCGAAGAGCCAAGCGCAGGCGAATGTTTCTTGGTTTTCTGGGCGCTCTAACCATTCGCCAGTATCATTGTATTCATCGCAGTAATCCATTGCACGGAGCAATCCATACCCTTCTTCATTTTTGCAATATTCGATACTATCAGCGATAAACTTCGGCACCACAACCTTCTGCGGTTCGTGGATTTGGGAGATTATTTCTTTTGCTTTTTCGAATACCACAACATCTTCTGCTCTGTCAAAATCTGTCGTTCTCACAACGTTCCACTCTAATTGCTCAATCGCTTCCTGTTTGTTCATCTGTTTCCTCCAATTTTCTCGCTATCGCCTCAATCACATTAACCGTGACTGAGTTACCAGCTTGCTTGTATAGTTGACTATTACT